CCAGCGTGATAATCTAGCGTAACAGCGTTTGTTGACGTGTAATTTCTGTATTCAGAAAAGAATGTTATCATTCCGCTTGTATTACCTTTAGCGTTTTCACCGTAAGCACGAGCTCTAAATGTTGACCAAACACTTGTAGCCCCAGGAGGAGTACCAGTTAGCTTAATAAACGCTCCCACACTACCTCCACTTGACGAAGCTGTGTTATTGGCTAATGTTTCGAAATTAAAGTTAGAAGTAGCTTGATTAGTTAAGTGAGCACCTGTGTGTTCGTAGAACTTTGTTTGACCATTGACCTCTAGCTTCTCACTAGGACTATCAGTACCTATCCCCACATTACCTGTCGAACCATGAATAATAAAAGGTCTAGTTCCGGCTGTTACATCTTCTATACTAAAATCCTTATTACCTGATTGGTCATCTGCGCTTATAGCCCATGTTCTTTGGCCGTCTCTTTCAAGACGTATCCACTCACCACCTGAGTTTGGGCGTTTAATATTAAATAAAGCTTGAGGATTAGTCGTCCCGATACCTACGTTACCGTCTGCAGTTATTTTAAATCTTTCACTACCATTAGTCCCTATTTTAAACCCACCGTTAGAGTAGTTCCAAATAAATGCTTCACTGGATCCGTCATCATCCCATCCGAAATCTACTTTTGCGATGTTGTCTTGTCTAATTCTAAATGCTGGATCTCCGGCAGAAATACTGGAGGAGGCGTATATCTCTACAGTTCGTCCTGTAGGAGATGCATAAATATATTGATTATTGGAATCGTTAAGGAGTAAGTACCCTGTTCCTTTAATATTTCCATCTACTCCTAATGCTGCGGTTGAGGGAGGTGTACTTCCGATAGCAATACTACCCTGTACGTCTAAATCGTTGGTAATAAGTGCATTTGATCCAGTTAGATCGGTAGTAATGTTAAGCGAGTTCAAGTTAGCGTCGGAACCACTAACTATCAGTTTTTTCCAATTTGGCATATGTCTTTAGATTATGGTTGGTTACAGGTTTGCCTGCCCACTTCCCTTTCGGGCCAATAATATACGTATAAATAGCAAAAGGTCCCGAAGGACCTTGTGTACTATTTTATTGCATCTATGTGTTTTCCGATTTTGGCAAATACCTTTACAAATATTTCAAATTCGTTTCCTGTATAAGTAGCAGTTCTTAGTTTTGCTAGTATGAATTCTGCCTCTTTTTTGGTAAGACCTTCGTCTTTTGCCTTTTTAGGCAAAGCTTTTTCTAATAATCCCATAAAATAATATAACTTAATTTTTAATTGTACTTTTTATACGTAGATAAATATGTCTGTACCCTCTACTCTAATGTTTCCTACATGATCTGCTTGAGCTGTTGCTGCATTGGCTTCTGTACCTTCGAATACACCTGCTACGTGGTAGTTTGGTGTTTGGTTACCTGTTGCATTAGAAGCCATATTACCGACTACTGCTAAACGTCCATCATTTGCATTATAACTCGCATCCCATATTAATCCTGCTCCAGACTGTGCTGTTCCGTTAGATCCTCCAAATACTATTCCAGAATCTCCTGTTGCAGCAGAACCTGAGTTAAGAAGTATAAATCTATCTTCTATATCTAAATTTGTTACGTTAGCATTTAACGTATCTCCTTCTACTGTCAGATTACCTGCTATAGTTACATCACCACTTGCTTGTATGGACGTTAAACTAATATCAGCATCTAGATTAATAGTTATTTCATCAGTAGCTGTACCGACTGTACTAATGTTTGTACCTCCTGCAACTTCTAATGTATCTCCTAACGTAATAGTTTGATCTACTCCTGTATCTCCAGATAGTGTAATTGAATTACTATCAAGTGCTGTTGTTGGTATGCCTGTTAAGTTAGCTTCTACTACCGATATACCTCCAGATGCTACAGATATTGTATTATCTGCTGCTTCTACAGTTACTACTGCTGCTCCTGAACCGTTATATGTAAAGTCTGCTATTCCGTTACCGTCTGTAAGTGAGTCTAAGTTGGTTCCTAATTCTTTACCACTTATAGTGCTATTAGCTAAAGTTGAATTAGGAATACTGCTTAAATCGAAAGTAATTGTATCCGTTCCTGTTGTTCCTACTATAGTCAAACCAGCTCCTGATGATCCGGTAGCGAAGTTTAAGGTATCTGTTGTACTATCAGCTATAAGGGCTGTACCGTTAATTGAAGCAGTAACAAATCCGTTGAATGCCGATTCAGCAGTTAAGTAACCACTGTCATTTACTAATTGTGATATGTTAGATCCGGAGACTAATAACTTTTTCCACTGTGCCATGTTGTATTTTCTTTAATTGTGATTTATAATAAATATGCTTTAATTAGAATAACCGAAGTAGTAGTCATTACTAGCGCTGTAGAATAATCCACCGGCAACTGCCGTTGGTGTTATAGACTTCGATATAAACTGCATTACACCCTCTTTATTTACTTTTAGCTTTTCTTTTCCTTCTACCTTTATACTAAATACATCGTCAACACCATCTAAATCTATTGTCAATGAACCAGAAGTACTAAAAGAGCCCGATACATTAAGAGATCCTGATAAGTACTCACCTATTTCAGGTAATTGGTTGTTTATTTGGTTCCAAAATACCTGAGCCATTATCCATTAAGTTTTCCGGTTATAGTAATCTCCATTCCCTCTGTGATTGTGTATCCCAAGTTAGAATTATGAAAATCTACTACTAAATCAACTCCTTCTTGAACTATTCTGTCTATAGCAGATGGCTCTATGCTTAATCCTCCTATAGTTACTAGGAAATCATCTATTTCATGGTCGGGAAAGTTTGTAGGTGGTGTTACTAATGTAACGTTAGCAAAAGTAATGCTGTTTTCAACATTATCTATCACGTAACTGTTGTTATTAGTGTCAACAGTATTAGAAAGTGCTAAATAAGTTCTTTCTTCTGCTGTCATACCGCTAAAGTTAATGTTGACTTCTGAGTTACCTGTTAAATTATCGTAAAACCTCCCTACAGTGTTCGTAGAAGCAGGGGTATCGGCCTTTCCTTGTAGTATTTCCTCACTTCCTGCTGTTTCTAAGCCAAACTTAATAGCTGATTTACTGTAGAACTTGTTCATATTAGCAATCGATGTATTAATACTGTCTGGAACTATATGTCCCATCATATTAATTTGGAAATTAGTCTTTACTGTCCTGTCTTGCCCTTGATTTAATTCTGTTGTAGTATTATATGAGTCAATCATAGCTCTAAAATTAAACTTTTCCGGATCTCCCCAGTAAGCATCAGATGCAAAGTTAATAGATTCAACTATTTTATTCATTTGTTCTACATATTCGGTAAATATTACGCATGAATAGGTAATATTAACATAATCTGGTATAATCACACCGTAAAACTCTTTAACTGGTTCTCTATTATTAAGTCTAGAGAACTTATCGTATACATTCTTCTTAGAGTACCCTTTTTGAAAGATAGCAAAGTTGTTTGGATTGTTAGCATCCATTTTATTGCCTAGATTTCTATTCTTTTCAATCGAATCTCTCTTAAACATAATAAGAGGTGTCTGTATTTTACCATTTTTATCTCTGTAAAAGCCATCCTTCTGTACAGCTGCCCATCTCTCTGGTGATCCGTACATAACAGGTACGTTTAATCTCTTACCGTTCTGAGTTACTGAGGGTTTAATCACATTATTGAAGTAGTATATAATGGTTTCATCGATATCTCTTAATCCAATACTGAATTGTTTAACCTCGTCGTTCTTAACTGAACGTTGATACCCTCTATTGTTCCGTATTACGTCCGGTGTAGGGTGTTTTTGTGCATTATTATAGGTGTCAATTGCAGCTTGTGACAATTGAGACTGTCTCTTCGGTAATATTTTAGTCTTCTTAGCCATCTATTATCTCGCTCTTGTGATTCCTACTTTGTCTGTTCTTGTTAAGTGACAATCTACTATAATAGATACGGAAGAACCGAATCTGCTACCATAGTCTGTTAAGTTGTAACTACTGTCTCTACCAGCAAATAACTGGTTCTCTCTAACTGTATCAACTTCGTAATAATCTTCATGCCACATTACTATGTCCCCTACTTCAGGTACAGTATCAGCATCTACTAAATCCTGCCTAGTAAAGGCAAAAGAAGCCTCTCTACCTAAATCAGGTCCAAATTCATCTACATTAACTACCTGATCACCTCTTGTAATTAAGCAGTTTAATTTAACTGGGTTTAGGTAAATCTTATCTAGGGCCTCTCCGTATAAATTTGCTTGAGTATCGGTCAATGATAATTTATAGTACCCAATTTCTTGTTCTACTATATCTCTTAGTATCTCTCTACTTATATGAGTTGAAAGTACGTTAAAATCTTTTTGACTACCAAATAGCATATATTATTTTTTCTTTTCTACCGTTTTTTCAGCTACTTCTACCTTTTTTACTTCAGGTATCCTCTCTAAGGAAGTATTTTTAAAAGAAGCAAAAGCTTCACTAGCTGGTTTGGTTGTTAACAA